TCGGGGATCTTCTCGGTCAAGTAATCTTCCGCCTGTGTAAGAATATTTCGTATATCCTCGTCTTGGTATTCCTTGCCATCGACTTCTATGTACTCCTTGCCGATGTGCTGTAATGCCCATTTTTTAGCGGCGATTGCTTCCTTTCGTAAGGTTTCCAACGATTGAAAATCTTGGACTTCTTCGAGAGCTGGCTGACTGGATTCCGATTGCTTCTGTGGGTTGGATTTTAATGATGCAATTTCTGATTTTAGTGTTTCGGCAAGCTCATCTCCTGCTTTCGCACGAGCGGTCAAGCGGTTCACCTGTTTCAGAAGTTTACCAACAGCTTTAGACTGTGGCTCATTGTCCCCCGATTCTTCAGTGGACTCCTCCTCTTCTGCTATCTCTTCCGTTTCCTCCTCTGATTCCTCAGAGTCTTCTGTAGACTGTAAAAGAACATCTGTATCCTGGTCGGTTTCTGCATCTGCAACTGTTGTCTCGGGACCAACTTCTGCTTCAGATTCCTCTTTCGCTTCACTCTCCTCAACTTTGTCAACGAAAGATGCCGTTAACTCTTCGAGAGTCGTGATGCTTTGCGTTGTTGTTTCTGCTTCTGTTGTAGCCGGAGCCTCGCTAATTTCTGTATCTGCCATAATTCTGCGTTTAAAGTTCGCACTCTTGCGTTAATCTGCGTACCGATATGGTACGCCACATCCCATTATGACAGGGAGCCAAGAAAATTACTCAGGCAGTTTTAAATATTTCCCAATTCTCCCGATATTTCTCGTGCTTGGCTTTGGAATTGGGGTTGTGCGGGTATAGCCCGACCACTGTTGATCCGTCTAGTGCCATGCATGGAATCAGATACCATAGGTCAATATCAGCACAGTAAACTGCCACCACATTGACTTTTGTGCAGTCTATTGCGGTAAGCCCGCTCGATCCGCTCGTGCAGTTAATTTGGTAGCGGCCAATGCCCTTGTTCTTTTTACATATTTTTAGAGCGCTCGTCCCTTTGATTTGGACATTGAATTTTTTACCGGCAGAATTTACTACGATGCAATCTTGTGGGAGGTAATCGCCGAGAGGAGTGAATACTTCTAAACCGTGCTTGAGGGCTTCGGTAAAAAATACCTGTTCCCAAATGTAACCTTTACGACGAGTGTTCTCCGTCATCATCGAGGTCCATGTCAGATTCAAATCCGATCACCTCTTCATCCATCCATTCCTCTACATCCGTTAAAGCGATTTGAGCCATCTCATCGCTATCGATGTCGCTCTCATCCAGCCAACGGTTGAGTAAGGCTCGATGCTCGTTTTTAAACTGCTGGTGGGGTGTCAGTTTCGGCATTTTCTAAACTTTCAATTATTCGGGTTAACCCAGCAATCTCACCACTTAGACGGGCGAGTTTCTGTGGATTATCGACATGGGTATAATCCTGAAAATCGACCAGGCACATATCCCGTTGTTCACGGATAAATTCTTTAATGGTAAGCCATTCGGCCTGTTCTCCGAGGCCGCTTATTGCATCTGCTAAAGTCATTTTTTCTTTTTCTTTCTTATGGTTTTTACATTAGTTGGTTTACCGCCAACCCCCTGTGGCTTGGATCTCTTTCGGCGAATGGCTGATGTTTTTTGTGCTTTGGTCATTGTGGCCGCTTTGGCTTTGGGTACGCATTTAGGGTAGCCCTTTTTCTTCGTGCTGGCTTTCTTCCGCCCACAGCTTGGATGTCCACCGCCTTTTTTCTTTCGGCCAATGTCCACCCATTCCTCGTTGAACCAGTCTTTTAAACTCATTTATATTTACCGCCTCTTTTCTTGTAAGTCTTGACGAGCCATGCATTCGCATAAGCTGATGGGTAAACATCAAACTTTCGTTTGGCTTCGCCCTTCACCCGAGAGTAAAGTGTGCTGTTTGTCGGTGTCGGTCTTTTCTTTTTTGCTACCATTTTACTTTATTAGCCCAGTAGGCCGCTGATGTTTTTCCCTTGGCAATATTCTTCCCATGACGAGCTTTGAATCTTGCCCGTTTATTCTTCATTGCTGAACTCTCACCCTTTTTTGGTTTGCCCGCAGTCTTCGCACCTTGTTGGCCGAAACGAATCATTTTATCCTTTCCATCGTCTTTAACTAAAACCACATGGGATTTAGTCGGATGGTTTGGGGTCCGCTTCGGTTTTGAATATCCGGCGAATGTAACTCCTCGGTAAACCTTACTCACTTTTTCTTCTTGAGCATTTTTTTCTTAACTGCTTTACGAACCATCGGTTTCTTCTTCATTCCTTTTCCACCTCTCATGATATATTCCTTTTTTTGATGTGATTTTTATCGAATGGAGAGTAATTATTATAATACCCCCGTTTAAAAATTGATTCGGATGATTTAACTAAATGCCGAAGTGACTGAATTAGAATGAGGGCATACTCGGGAGATCCATTCCCCTCGAACTCTTCAAGTGATTCGTCCTCGGGATGGTCGGGGTGAAATCCAATGATCCATGTCCCGTCATGCTTTTCGTTTTGCATATCCAACCAAAGGTCAAACTGTTCGGCGGACATCTTTTCATATCTTGTCCATGCCACTACATCTACAGAATCATCATCGGGGCAGTCCTTCTTAATTGAAAGACAGTCTTTAATGTTGCCCGTGATGTGCATTCGCACTTTATCCTTAGCCCATGCTTTCCTTGCGTAGGGGCATGGAGGCAGTCCGTTAAATGCCTCACTAGGGACTTCCAACACTTTGCTTGACCAGTCCTTAATTTCTTGAGCGATAAGCCGGTGAGTCACATGAATGGTAGGCTCTTCCATGACTGGAGATTTAAAGAGCATTAGGCGGCTACTGAAGTACCTGGTACATTGCCGGGAGGAGTACCTAGCTGGCCAATTATTGCGTTTCTTTGTTGGGCTTGCATCATTTCGAGCTGTCCCGCATATGTCTGAAGTCTCTTTGCAAAGTTCTCGTCCTCTTGCATTCTCTGCTGAACATCTTGTGCTGGTATTTCGGGAGTACCTTCAAGGAACTCTCGGAGTTTCTGTAGACGAAGTTGAGAATTTACACCTTGCTGTGGTACATTAACTACTTGTCCCGATGAAATTTTGGCAATGTCTGCGGAAGTTTCTTGGATCTCCTTGTCGGTTGCTTCTTCAATTGGAGCGATCAATTGACCGGCTAAGTTCGGGTCAACTGCTTCGAGGTACTTTCTAAGGTAAGCATCCGTTTTAAAAGTACCTTGGCGGTCGTACTGAACCATGATTTTACCAACAGTATCCAACTTCTGAAGAACCTTCTCCTCGTCCTGGTTCATCGAATTCCATGTGATATTGAAATCATATATCTCGGCAGTTTCATCGAGCATGAGCATGGCTCCCTGTTCGTTATTCGTTACCCGAAACCAAATTTGTGGACCGCCGTAAGTTCTGTCTAGACACCATACCCGATTTAAAATCTGTTTGAATCCGTTGAGCCATTGGTTGACCAAATGCTGGCGGATGCTGTTTGCTTCAACTGCATCCTCGGGTGATGTTGCCCGACCAGTTATCTTGTCGGCGAGTTGTCGGATTTGCATTTCCACTTCCATCGATGCCTGTGAATACCTCGGGATTTCCATGAAACCAACTTCTCCCCTTCGGCGGACTGCCAAGGTTGCCCCCGGACCTATCCTATCGGGACGGCGGCCAGCCAAATGTTCCACGGGGGGCATCGTACTCATCGAGGCACGGTCGCGACGACTATCTAACTCAGCTTTCACGGCCTCCTGATAGGACTTTAAAAGCTCGGGATATCCTCGGCTATCAAGTAAGCGGTGATTTAAGTTCTCCCTAGTAATGCAGACAAAGGGATAACGACCTTCATCGTATTCCATCGGACTGTGAAAACCATGTCCTTCTGCTTCGTCCGCCCAGCAAGTAATTGTGCAGATGGGTACATCGTCTTCATCTAATTCCTTTCGGTAAGTCGTAATTACCCGAACCATGCCCTCGTAATCCTGAGTGCCGTAAAAGTTGCCGGAGTCGTAAGACATGAGGTCAGAACTGTAACTCTCATCGGCATAAAAGCCTTTCGAGTTTTCGAGGACTTCTTCGATCCACTTCTTGTCCCATCCCTCATTTACCTTTTGCATGAGAGCTTCGGGGCTGTAATAGTGAATGCAGTGAATGCTCCTGGCAGATTCCAAATCAATTACATTAGAGTCGATGATTATTTCCCGACCTAATTCATAAGCCTTGATTGCCGGACGATTTACAACAGCTCTCTCAGTCGGAACTTTCGATACTCCTTTATTGCGAAGTTCATTAATCATCTTTCTGACTCTTCGCTTTTTAAGATTCGGGAATAATGGAAATAGCATCTCTTCAACTCCCTCGTTCATCTCGGGATCTTGGATGGCCATTGCAAGCTCGGGTGACATTTGTGCAATCTCTTCGAGGCTGATATCCTTGAACACTCGAGTGGTTTCACGCTTCCAATAAGTGCCGAAGAATGTAATTCCATTCTGCAATAAATAGTTTGCTCCTATAGCGGCTTCCCGAGGAAGTTCCGTCATTGAGTTCATCCGCCATTTTAAAAACTCGCTTACCATCTTCGCACTGCCAATGTCTCCCGACTCTACTGGGGCGGCTACCAGGTTGGCCTGTGAAAGGGACTGACTAAGGAGGGCTACATCTCCATCAATTAACGGATTAACAAGCGAGGGATCGAGATCACTTGCCCCAGGCCAAGGAAATGCCTCTGGTCCATTCTTCTTGCCTGACTCGTCCTTGCCAGCCCATTCGTTAAATCGACACTCCCTACCCTGTTCCGCTTTATCCATCCAAAAGCTCAAGTCTGCTTTCGCATCATCGAACTCCTTTTTGATGGCATCTACATCTGGTCCTTTTTCGCTAAATTCCTGTATTTCCATTTTTTATAATCTCCAATTCTAACATTATTTTTTTAAAATTACTCAGGGCTGTTTTTTCGATCCGTCTCATAGTCTCAAAACCAACCCCGCTAAAGTCTGCTATCTCTTGTAAAGTATGACTCCTCGGGTCTCTTCCCGCCTCAAATGCAGACAAGCCCTCCTCCACCACCATTTCTCTTAACATCAGATCAATCCGCTTGTCCGTCTGCTCAGGCGATTCGGTACAAATCATCGTCCCCTTCGATTTTATTGACATATATTTCCGATTTAGGGGGGTGATTGGCTTCCGGTCTTTTTACGCACCTCGCAATCCCTTCCCGATCATCAAAATGAATGAGCATAAGGCGAGGGTTGGGAACGAGTTTAAGTACTCTTGCTTTTTCTATCTGTTTGACCGGCGGGGCGGGCAGTTCAGCTTTACCATCCGAATCCTCGGACCAAATCTTCTGACAGCTAGAACGAGGGATGCCCACTCCTTTGCTCACCTTCGGCCAACTTAATCCGGTCTTCCGTAAAATTACCACTTGGTCCCGTTGCATCTGACTCCACTTTTTAGTTACTCCCATAATTAATATCCTCCTCCGCC